AATTATCGTTCCTTTCTTTGCGTTTCCTGCGTCAGTAATGGCCAGACTTATTTCCGTGTCAATATAAATAGGCGGGTCAAAGTCTACCCGTTCCGTAAGGGTTGCGCTTCGACCAAGCAAAGCCCCTTTAGCAATATCCATCCCGTCAGCATCGTTCAACTTGATATTATACAATGCCGTAGGCACAGCAGTTCCGTCAGGGTTAGTTTCCACATGCCTTAAAAAGCCCGTGATCTTAACTGGTTGTGGAAGGGCATAACTTATCAATTTCTGTGCGGCAGCATATATAGCCGCCACATTATCCGAAGCAGCTCCGCCTGCCGTGCAAGTCCAGGTAATGGTTATCTTACTATCACCATCCCTCATAAACGGGTTTGTCGATGCTATCGTATTTGTTCCTGCCATGTTAGACCTCCTTGGTTTCTTCTATCATAAAAATTGTATTATCATCAGCTAAAGGAGCTAATTCACCTTTTAGCGTAGAATCAAGAACTTGATAAAATGGGCCTTTATCTAAATCATCCCATGTTGCAAGCTTACATTTATCGCCTTCAATTAAAACAAAATCATGTAAATAAAGATCGGCTGCCGCTATCACATGTTTTAAGCCCAATATTTTCATTTTAACTATATTGTAGTATTTGCACAGCCTGATTATACAAGCCAGGAGGCACAATTAATGTTGTTGGTTTTTGAAGATACCAAACATCACTATCTGTCAAAAAAGGACAAATTTGCATTTTTAGTTTAGGTGCTTTCTCAGCCGATAAGACATCTATTATAATCTTAGGGGCTGCAACTGAAAATCCTAAAATGCCTAAAAATTTGCGTCTTGAAACATTCATGTTTTTATATCAAAAGTCATAGTATTGTTTTCAACTGTAACTGGATAAATCGTAGCAAAATCTTCTATAAATTCTTCGGTTATAATTACTTCGGTTATTTTCTCATTTTTATATTTAACACCATTTGGGATTAAAATAAGCCAATCCCCTGAAATATAATCTTTTTTTGCTGTGGCTGTTAATCTTGTAGTTTCCATTCTCTTTCCTTTAATTACAAAGTGATCTTCTATCATTTCTTCAGTCATTCTAAAAGGCAATGCATAAACAGGTTTTGGGTTTCGTGAATTCATTAACGAACATAAACCTCTCTGTAATCACTCTCATATTGTTTTTGCTGAATAGCCTGAAAGTTCTTAAATCCGGTAAACGCTCCTTTTCGCGTTCTTTCTTTTGACACATATCTAATCAACATCACTAAAATATATTGTAGTGCATCCATTACATGAGAATATTTGTTCTTAATTGGATATTTATTGTAAATTCCTGTACTTCCAATCTCAGCATATGAATATCCGCCTAAGAATCCATTTATTAGCCGCACACAGGAAGGATCTATAAGTAATGCCGGTTCGCCCCCAACGATTCGCCCTAACTGTGTTTCAACCGCTTCCCTTCGAGCTTCCCAATTCTGTTCAGACCGTAATAAATTAATTCCGACAGCTTCATGCATAAGATCAGCATTTGAGGTCAAGCCACCACCCTGCCTACTAAATTTAGCTTCCCCGGCAGGATCGCCCCATTCTGTCCATTCAGCATTAGGCCATCTCAAATTCCTGTCCAGAACTACCATCTGAACAAAATCAACTATTCCCATTCTCTCGGTATGGTATTCTGCTAATACCTGAATCATTCCCGCAGTTGGAACCTGCACAATCACGCAAGCCGGACAATTTCCCGTATTATCCCACCCGGCAAATAAATTGCCCTTAGACCAGATAAGGGGTTCTTTCGCAACATGAAATTCTTTCTTGAAATTATTAAAGACCTCTTTTCCCTGTATCGTAACCCCTGGCTTTCCTCTAACATATCGGTCAATCCAGTCTGGATTACCAGCATAATCCCTAATTAGGTCAGTATAATATCCCGCCCTTAAATTATCAGCATTCTCGTTAGGCGGTTGCCAGAACCCAGTATGCCCCTCTAACGGCCTTCCTGTCGGTACAGGCCCAGGCGGAGGGGTTGTCCAATTAAAATCCGTATAGGTCGAGTGTTCTATGTCAGGCGGATTAGTAGTTTCTATCCCATATCGAACAGGACACATCTTCGGATACCGCCCGATCCTGTTCTTGAGCATCCTCTTTATCTCTTCCTTAACTTCGATGCTCTCGTCAATCCAATAGCCTGTAACCTCTAAGCTCTTAAATTTCTTGACATCTTCCGGTCTATCGCAACTTCTGAATAGAACTTCGATCTCTATCCCGCGCATCCATCTGTTTGCAAAGTTCTTAGGCCATTTAAGGGTAAATATCTGATCTGCCTTCTTCAGCGTCCCCCACGGAAACCATTCCATAACCGTTTTTTGTGTAGAATCCGCAAGTTCCCTATACGAGTTTCTAAGCACCACCCACCGAGTTTTCTTGATCTTGTAGTATCGTGACAGAAACTCAGGGATATAAAAAAGAACCTCTAAAGCCGCCCCGCTCGTCTTTCCGCTTCCAACCGGCCCCACAATACACCTAATATCATCCTGAGACGCATGAAAAGCACTGATTGTAGGAATAGCGTCATATTTTATGTTTATTTCAGGCAATTATAAACACCACCCCCGTTCATAGGCTTTGATGTTTAATTCGTCAGGATTCATAAAAAGACTGTCTAAATCTACTTCCTTTACAAATTCATCAATGCATTCCTGTACGCTCACTGTAATAGGCTTAAATGGTTGATATGTTCTGACATATTTAGGTCTGTCAAACTTTTTGATAAGTTCATCAATCGTTAAATCATCATCTACCGGACTAAACCAAAGCAGTTTCCCATTTCCCTCAAGTTTAAGAACCTTTCCTGTCGGATTCATAGTATCCACCCCCTACTTATGATTTGTGTGTTTTTTGCGTACCACCCTATCTAAAACATGGGACTCCTAAGCTGTCGTGAGACCTAAATGCTCGTAATCAAATTCCCTCGCCCAAGGAATAACTACTTGGTCTATCCCCCTGTCTCGGTATTCATCATATCCCTCTTCCCCTGTCAGAGGTGGATAATTGCTTGGAAATTTAGATTTTGTCCACATTTTGACTCATTTCAAATCATTATGTTTAAATTAACAGGGACACCAGTATGTGTTTTTCGTAACCAACCCTGTCTCATGAAAAAGAATGCTTAAAATGCAAAAACATGATTTATCTGTTCTTTAGAAGTATTCTCTAACATTTCTTCATCAAATCCAAAAATATCAGCAGAAGTTATTTCATCGCGTCTTTCCTTTTGGTGAAACCGTGTGTGACAATTATGGCAAAGTACAACGCATTTGTCTACTTCATTCTGAAAAGCACGGAAAGTTTGCATGTCGCATATCTCATATTCTTTGGTTCTTGGATCTTTATGATGGAAAACTAAAAGTTCAGGATCATCAATACCACAGAAAGCACACTGTTTCTTATGGCTTAATATAAAATCGCGCACTCTTTTGTAATGTCGTTTCTTTTTGAGTTTGTAAAGTTCTGGGTTTTTATATGCCAATATCTTATCCTATAATAAGAGGCTTAAAAGAGAGTACCTACCCTGTATAGTATATACACTATACATTTATAGTTCCTTGAACCCCCTCCCTACCCCTTCCCCTGTGGCCCTGGTCAATTAAAACTAATAAACACCGGCCACCAGCCTATCATCATGATCACACCTATCATCATAGGCCTAATCTCACGTGATTACAGGCAATCTCACGTAGTATGTACTTAGCCAAGTATAACATAGTTAAGCTCAATCCATTACCACTGAATGACACCTCATTCTTTTAAATGCTCTGATATCCTCTGATATACTCACAGTTACCATATAGTTGTTTATCAGGTCCTGATTACGTAGTCTTTTCAGTCACCTTTGGCTTGCCCTTCGACGCACCGCTTGGAGCGAATGTAATCTCGATACGCTCGACCTGCTGCTGATCTTGCTCACGCCAACCAAACTTTGCTTTGAGACCAAAAATACTACCAGCAACAGGTTTGCCTCGATCAGGGTCATATGTGCGCACTTCCAGGGAATGCTCAATATAGGTTTTCGCCTTTTTTATAGCCCCTGCACACTCATTCAACATCCTATTTTTAGCCTTTGCAGCTCTATCCTGATAATTCCATAGATCATCAGTACAATTAAAGCCTAACGCTAGGCATAATCCTGTTATTGTTAATGGTTCTTTAGTTGTATCGGTTTTTTGGAAGTATTGATCTATGAGTTGTTGGACCTGCTCTACGGACTGGTATTTATATTTACCCATGGGAATGTCCTATAAGATTATCTGATAGGTTATTATCATACATAAGCTGTATTTATCCTACTCTAATCTATATGTCAAGTGTTAATATTACTCATTTACTTTACTAAACGTCATTTAGTTCACTAAATGGCATTTAGTTGTTAGAATAAAACTGTCACCACATGATATCAGAGGGTTTCGCCTTTGGCAGCTTCTGTACAAAATAGTTATCACGTTACGTTATCCTGCTTTACCGTTATGATCTCTGTAACAGAGTATCAATCCTCTGACAGGTAATCAGGTCCGCGGCTGTCCGGAGAGGGAATTGTCTCGACCGGCTATATCTTCGAGGTTCCCCGACCAAAGGCTTAAAAAGGGTTAATGCCAAATCCTTCAGCTTGCTATCTTAGACTTACGGGCTGAAGGTCCACACTTAATACTAATTATATCAAGTGCTTACATGTTTTT